TCTGCCCTTCTGCCGGACATCTTCGAGGCTTCCTTCTTCCACGGCGAACCGCAGCACTCCGCTCTTGTCTTTGAGATGTATCGGATAATCAAACCATATATTTACGGGGTCAAAGCTTGGAAACTCTCGGAGTGTCCCGGCGATTCTCCATGCCGTCGCCGGAGTATGACCGGTACTCTTGTCTACCTGTTTCTCCAGCTGTGACCTTTCGTCCTTGACGTTCAATTGAATCATGTCGAGTATAGCGTCGGGGTCTCTGGCAAATACACCTGAACCGCTCGCCCTGTCCATTGCTCTTTTCATGCCCTGACCGCCTTTTGAGTGGTGGTGGCAGTAAATAACCGCACAATTCAATTCATTGCAGACTTTATCGAATTGATTACAGAATTTCGCCATCTGATCCGCTGAATTTTCATCGCCTGTAATGACCTTATATATCGGGTCAATCACTATGGCAATGTAATTCTTTTTGTTGGCACGTCGTATCAGTTTCGGTGCGAGCTTGTCCATTGGAATGGCCTTGCCTCGCAAGTTCCATATATCAATATTTCCGATGTTGTCCGGCGGTAAATTCAAGGCGGTGTAGACATCTTTGAATCGATGTAAGCAGCTTGCCCTATCTAATTCAAGGTTCACGTACATCACTCGTCCCTGTGTGCATTGGAAATTGCCAAGCCACTCTGTCCCCTCTGCAATGGCCACGCATAACTGGATTAGTGCGAATGACTTCCCCGCTTTAGACGAGCCTGCGAGTAGCATTTTATGTCCCTGCCGTAAAACATTATTGATAAGTGGCGGTGACAGTTCCGGGAGGTTGTCCCATACCGAATTAAGGCCTTCCGGTTCAGGTAAATCATCATTGACGGTTTCTATCCATTCTTTCCATTCTTGATAGCTCGCCTTTCCGATGTTCGTTGCAATCAGCCATTGTTTCCTTTTCCCCCGGAGGATTCCCGGAAGTCGTGACAGTCTTGACGGATTTCGGTCGGCAACGTCTACCTGCAAGCCGTTTTGATTGCATACTTTATACAAGTAGTCAACTCTCCGCCGGTATTCTTCATAGTTTCCGGCATCCACTCTGACGATTGCATGAATGGACTTGTTCCCGCTGTGTACCATTGCCACAATCGGCAGTTCCATTTGCTCCATGATTGACTTCTGCTTGCCCGGCGGTAAGTGGTCTGATTCTACTAACGCATAGCGGAATTCAGCGACATTTTCATTCTTAACGCCGTTTCCGTCTAAGGGATTAAATCTGATCCATGCGCCCGCCTTCCGGTCGTAATCTTCAAAGGCCATGCTGACGGCCGCATCGGGATTGTCTGCCGTTTCTCTGTACCGCCGGAGGTTGTTGATATACTCCCCCGCTGTCCTTGTATACGTCCCACGTCCCGCCGGAAAGAACTTGTTTTTGTCCTTTGCCTCATCGGAACCCATGACAACGCCAACATAATCAGACGGCCGGAATACGGCTTCCAAGTATCGGATAAGGTCGTCTATCTGCTGCCATTTCCCGTCTTTCGGCTCTTGCAATTCAGCGTTTTCTACATAGTGTGAATCAACGATTTTCGTGTCATCAGATATGGCATCGTCCCAATCAATGATTCTTCCTGTTGTGTGTTGCATGGACGGCTCGCCTTTTGACTTCATGGAAACCCACCCACCGGCCTTTGCCATTTGTACGATTGTCGCTCCCGTGACGGGAGTCGGATTCCCACGGAATGTGACATACTTCTTTTCGCACTCGCCGTCGATGTATCGTGACGGGTCTTGCTTTGACCATTCGTCCCACACTTGATACGGATAGCCTTCATGTTCCAATGCCATACCGACTGCAAGCCATTCATCATACGTCGCTGACACGGGGTCTATATAGGCCATTAGCGGTCTTAAATCAATTTTTGACATATCTCTACCCCTGCGGCCTGTATTCTGACGGGATAACCCCTCTCGGCGTTAACCAGTGATTCATTGAGTACCGATTAATCATCTTTCTCGCAGCCTCGAATGACCAATTGCCAACATGTTGGAAACCTCGACTTTCGAGGAATCTGATTTGTTTCGGCGTGGCGAGTTTTTTCTCTGCCCTTCCGATTAACTCTTTCAGTAGAACAGTCGCCTCGCCTTTGGTCTTTACCGTTCCGGCGGATATTCCGAATTTTTCAATCGTAATCAGTTGTGTTTCGGTCGGCTTTCTTAACTCCCAGTTGAATTCAGGGACGTAATCCACTAAGGTCTTTGACTGGATTGAAAAGGCGTACTGCAACGGGTCTACAAGCTTTCTCTTGGCACTTCTCATTGCTTTTAGCTGTACTGCGAGGGAGTTTTCACGTTCCGCCACGATCTCATCGGTTGTCTTTTCTTCGAGTTCTCCCAAGCCCATTGCATCCTCTTGTTTTTCGAGGACTTTGACCGATTTTTTAACGACTTCCTGTGACTTTGAAATCAAGGAAGCGGGACGGCACAGGTCGTGCTTTTGCGTTGCCCATAGGAAGTCGAGGAGTAGTAAATCTTTTTTCCCCGTTTCCGGTGACGGTCTTGTTCCGCGTCCAATGCATTGGCAATATAGCGCTCTGATTTTTGTCGGCCGGAGCATAACAATGCAGTCCACCGACGGGCAGTCCCACCCCTCGGTCAAAAGCATGGCATTACAGAGGACGTTGTATTTACCTCTGTCGAAGTCTTTCAAAATCTGATCCCTGTCTTTACTTGTCCCGTTCACTTCGGCAGCACGGAATCCGTGCCGGTTCAAAATGATTTTGAATTTCTTTGCCGTTGCTATGAGCGGTAAAAATACAACGGTCTTTCTGTCTCGGCAGTATGTTTCCATTTCCGTGGCGATCTGTTCGAGATACGGGTCAAGTGCTGTTCCCAATGCTCCACTCGCATAATCGCCTTGTGATACTCCAACCTTTGAAATATCCAACGATAGCGGTATCATCTGTGCTTTGATTTCGCACAGGTATCCGTCTTTAATGGCATCTTTCAAGGAATATTCATAAGCGATGCTGTCGAAATACTGTCCGAGATTGGATACATTGTTTCTTTCAGGCGTTGCGGTCACTCCGAGGACGTCTGCCTCCGGGAAATGTCCGAGGATTCTTTGATAGCTTTCGGCGAGGGCATGATGTGCTTCGTCAACGATAATCGTTCCAAAGTAATCACTCGGAAACCGTTCGAGCCGTTTCTCATTTTGCATGGTCTGTACACTGCCGACGGTGATTGGTAGCCATGAATCAAGACATGACTCGCCCGCCTTTTCCTTTGCGCAGTATAGGCCTGTACTGGCTTTGATTTTATCTTTGGCCTGCTCGAGGAGTTCGTCCCGGTGTGCCAGTATTAACACGCGGTCGCCTTGTTTTGCCTTTTCCTCTGCGATTTTTGCGAATGTGACGGTTTTACCCGTTCCGGTAGGCAAGACGAGGAGCGTTTTTCGCTCCCCATCATTCCACCGGTCAAATATCGCGGAAATGGCTTCTGTCTGATATGGTCTTAGCTGCATATCCCATACCGCCCGTTAAAATGCTTTTTTCTTTGCGGCTTTCGGAGTTTCAGGCGATGGTGCAACGAAACGCTTAACATCATTGCAGGTCTTTTTTTCGTAACTCTTATCTTGATATTCCCGCACTTCAAATTCTGCTTTGCCTGATTTCCCGATGATTTTTTCCCACGGCATTTTCTTTAATTCGTCGCCCTGTTTCAACAATCCCAGCGACACAAAGAACGTGGCCACCTTCCACATAACGGTATCTTTTAGGAATAAGGACGTCCTGCAACGCCCCTCGCCAAGTTCTCCGCCGTGAATATCAAGGCTTAATTGTGCGTAATTACACGGGTCTTTCCCTACTCCGCCGGAATAATACTTCCGCTCGAATCCCGTCACGGTGAAATCATAAATTCCTGCGGGAAGCGTCACATAACTGTGATTTTGTCCGTCGTCTTTTATAGGGTCGTCCCAACCGATGATGTCTTTTGTTGCTGTACCGAATTGATTGAATGCTGTGTTTTCCATGTTCTTATTCCTCCTGAATTATCTGTTTTCTATAATGTAATTTTTCAATGCTTCCCAGTTTTCGATTAAGTTATTATCGATGAATTCCACGGGATAATCGCTTATCGGTGTTGTTTCCGGGAAATATTCCTGCTCGCATACGGCCTTTCGGATTTCTGCTTCTGTGATACCGTCTTTCTTCATCAATTTCTTTAAGGCCTCCAACGGCAGATTGATTTCTTCCGTATCAGGCACGGGATCAGATTTCTCTTTTGCCTTTGTTTTCGCCTTTGCTTTCGGTTTCGGCTTGTTTTCTAACAAGTAACTGATTTCGTCAAAACGGAATGGTAACTCATCCGGAAGTCCAAAACGGTTTTTCGCATCGGCGAATGGCGTATGTGTGGTATACATCACTCTTTCCCCGCCGGTCGCTTTCTTCTTGTTGCTATTACTGTCTTTGATGAGAATCGTCTTGTAATTGGCAAATAACAGTAAATCTGCCCATTCCTTGACCAACGGTGCTACCTTGTTCGTTGTTTTTGTATTGAGTTTTAACTCCCAATGGTCGTATTCACCCATATCGTCCGGCTTGGATACTCTTTTCATCGTTGCATGTGCGAGCAGAACGACATTAATGCCTGCCAAAATTACCGTTTCCAATTGGACAAGTAGGAATGAGAATTCCTCTGCCAAGTAGGTATATCCTGCGCCATAGCCGAAATCCTCAATTCCTTTCTTTCCGGCGGTTTCACAGATGTCTTTGATGCACAACCTTTCGGCCGCATCTGCCGTATCGATGACCAGCGTCTTACACGGTTTTTCGCTATATACGGTCTTGACGATTTCAATTAATTCTTTCCAGCTGTCGGCATGGACTCTTGCGACGTCCAACCACGTTGAACCTTTGTCAAGGTCGATAAACAACGGGTCAGGGAATTGGCTTGCGAATGTCGTCTTGCCGATACCTTCCACCCCGTATAAGCAGACTTTAAGCGGTTTCGGCTGCACGCCTTTTGTGATGTTTAATTTCATGTTTTGTCTCCTTAACTAATCTGTATATTCTGTTTTTCTAATAAGCTTGCTCCGGCGATTTCTTCTCCGCCGGTCAGTGCTTTTTTAATGGCTATTTTATCGATACTGGTAGACACTTTCTCTTTTTTGTAGGCATCCGGGATTCGACTTTCGTCTTGAATTTCTACCGAAATACTTCTTCTCCAAGTTACCCTGCAGCGGTCAGTATCGATTCTTTCCCCGGCTACCCAATTCGTGAGATATCGTTTCAAGCTTTCGACTTTGCTCTCTGCCTGTTTCCGGCGGATGCGGAATGATTCTTCCTCTTTCCGGTATGCCTCCGCTTCGGCTTCCAAATTCTTTATCCAACAGGCAATATTCTCTATCTTCCGCGTTTTTGCTATCCGCAAACCGTTGAGATACTCCTCGTCGAGGACTTCTCCTGTGTCGGTGTCAATGTATTCTCCTGTCGGGATTTTGAAACACTTTTGAATACTTCTTGCGATTTTGTATAATTGCATATTTACCTCCTACCTCAGCCGTTCTATCTGCTTAAAAATGTCGTACATCATGGCTGATGGGCTATCCATTGCCACATTGGCGATTCGTTTTTCCCCGGATAGAAAAGTGACTGTCACGGTTTCTTTTTCTTGGTCATACTCCATATTAAAGACACCGCAGTCGGTATAGCTGAGTGCCTTTGTCAAGTGACGCAGAGCATTTCTTTTGTCCTCTGCGTCCTTTTTTATGAATTCTTTTAAAAATTCCTCGTTATTCATTTGGTCCTCCTTGTGTTATAATGGAGGCGGAAAGAGAATGTGTTTTCCGCCCTGCCGATTGATAATTGCCGTTATCAGTCGGCTTTTTCATTGCTACAAAATGCTTTATTTCCGTAAATTTCTGCGTTGCCGCATACCTCTGCATTGCCACAAACTTTTGCGTTATCGCAAACTATTGCGTTGCCCCGAACTTTTGCGTAACCGCAAACTATTGCATCGCCACAAACTTTTGCACAATCGCAAACTTTTGCGTCATCACAAACTATTGCGTTATCGCAAACTATTGCGCAATCAAATATCCAAACATCGTCGAATATCCGAGCATTGCCAGATATTTGAGCGTTGCCGCATACCCGAACATCTCCGTATATTTGAGCATTGTCAGATATACAAGCGTTACCGCATACCCGAACACGTCCGGATATTTGAGCATTGTCAGATACTTCGGCGAGGTCGAATACCCATGCATGGTCGTAAATCCACGCCGTTCCATCGTGGGACAAATTTCCTTCGTTTTGTATAAATCCGCCTAACTCTCCGGTTTTTATGTTTCCGAAGTCTCTGACGGCTCTAATTCTACGTAAAGTCTGACCGCAAAATCTTTTTCTTTCTCCCGTAAATTCATATTTTCTTTTTTTCATCTCCTCGCCTCCCGTACTCTTACAATGACTACTCTCCCCGGCTGTAATTCCGCCGGGTCTTGAATGTGATTGTCCCGCATAGCCTGCCAGACCAGTTTTCGCAGGTCTTCCCGGTCTGTGGCGATTTCACTGCAGATGTTCCACAGCGTGTCGCCCTCTGCGACTTCTTTCCTGTATTCGATTAATTCGTTACGTCCTGCGAATAAGTAATCTCTCGCAAGGTCGGCGTTCACGGCTACGCCTGCCCACAGAGTGGAAGCTGCCAACATTGCGGTTAATGTTAATACTTTCATGCATTCGCTCCTTTCGTCATTTTTTCGATATCACTGAGCCGATACCGCTTGACAGGTAATAACTTTTGCACAGGTCGTATCCTATGCAGCTTTTCGAGTTTCCATAGAGTAGTCCGCCCGATTTGCAGAATGTCCATGACCTGCTTACTTGTTATCAATGTGTTTTCCACTTTCCTCACCTCTCTTTCTTATGACGATTTCTAAATCTAATGCCTTACCTATTTTTTCGACGGTAGAGAGTTTGGGAGAATGCTTGCCTAATTCAAATTTCCCGATAAGTTCTCTTGACAGTCCGCTCTCTTTCGCCAAACGGGATTTGGATAATCCCTTTCTTACCCGCTCATTTTTTATGAAATCTACAATCTCTTGCGGTTCCAACTTTCTACACCCCTCACATATTGTGTAAAATACTTGACACTTGTACATCGTTACTTTATACTCCCGGTAGAGGCGTCTATACGTGTGTTTCATGACGTAAATCTACATTCGCCTTTAGGAAGGAGTTGGTACTGTTGTTAGGCCAATTTTTGTCCGACGCCTGTGCCACATTCACATCAATGCTTGCTGCGGCGTAACAGCAGCGGCAACCTCGACTGCCTAAGTGAGATGTGCCTTCAAGAAACACGGCGTAGCGTCCGTGTGCCAATCCCGATTGAAAGAGAAATATCCTAGGTTTTTCTCTGAAGAGAGGGACTGACTGCAAAGGTGTGGCAAACAAATGAGCAAAGAACAGAATGCTAAAACTGTTTCTTTGGTTAAAGGGACGTGTCCATTCACGTCTCTTTTTCATTCTCCGCTTTGAATTCCATTTTTTTGACCTCTCTTTCTTTTGTTCTGATTTCTATACTTCAGGGGTAAAAAAATATGTAGAAATTTCTGACGTTGGAATTTTTAAGACCTTTACACTTTCTGAAATTTCAGCTTGCGTAAAATCTCTTTGCGAGTTGAGTTTTGCAGCTAAAGATGACCTGCTTGTTCCTATTGCTTTGGCATAATCTTCCCTTGTTAACCCCATTTCTGCCAATCGTCCAAACAATTTATTGTATTTATATTTAGTCTTCACCGACCACACCCCCTTTCTTTTGTGTAGCACTTCTACACTTTCTAAACTGATTATACTTGTCGCAATTCTCCGTGTCAAGTAGTTTTCTAAACTTTTTTTACCAAATACGAATCATTTTGTTGCGTTTTCAGAACATTATGATATAATCTATTTAGGAGGTATCATCATGGAAGACTTCAAAATGCGTTTAAAAAAAGCTCTTGAAATTCGTGAAATGCGCCCTGTTGATTTAGCCGAAAGAACGGGCATTTCTCGCAGCGTTATTTCGTCATATTTAGCTGGCCGTTGGAAGGCTAAGCAGGACAATTTATATTTAATGTCTAAAGCAATGAACGTCAATCCCGCTTGGCTTATGGGGTATGATGTTTCTTTTGACGGTGACGAAGTTTCTTTATCAAAGAAGTCTAAATCTGCACCGGAGCTTTCGCGTAAAGACGAAAGAGAAATTGAATCTGATTTAGAAGATATGATGAATTCGATTTCA